ACAACAGAATCTTGCATCTATTTCAAGGAAGAAGGTGAAGCTGATGAAGAACATGATTGATGATAAGACCAGGATGAACAAGTTCCTGGATGTAATGAAGATTGATGGAAGACCACTGGTTAGTGTGGACATGCTTGACTGGTTGGTGCAGGAAGGTTTCTTTGTGAAGCCTGCTGCAATTAAACACCATGGGAATTATACTGGTGGATTGTTTGACCATTCCCTTGAAGTGATGGAAGACCTGGTGGAAATGACACAGAAGTTTGGAATTCCTTGGTCAAGACCTGAATCCCCTTACATAGTGGGAATGTTCCATGATGTTTGCAAACTGGATGACTACTGTGATTCAAATGCTTCTGATGTGGTGGTCATGGGTAGTGGTTCACCTGTCAGCAAGAATCCTGTGTGGACTTATAATGAAGACAAGATTCTGACTGGTCATGGTGATAAGTCTGTGATGATGCTTTCACAGTTCATCAACCTGACAGAAGAAGAAATGTTGTGCATCAGGTTTCACATGGGTGCTTATGTCACAAGTGACTGGGATGCTTTTGACAAAGCAATTAGAAAATATCAGTCTGTATTGTGGACACACACAGCAGACATGTATGCATCAAAAGTTCAGGATGTATAAGAAAATTCAAGATAAATTCAAGATGTAAATTCAAGATGAAAGCCTTGATTTTACTGGGAAATTCAAGATGTTCAAGATGTTTTTAACTTAAGGATAATAAGAAATAAATAATCATCAAATTTTGATGATTTCCTAAAAATCTATATAATAGTAAAAAGACATCACATCTTGAATTTTCCCAGGGTCAAATTTTGAAAAAGCCTTGAAAATAAAGGGTTTCTTGAATTCAACATCTTGAATTCAACATCTTGACTATGTTGAATTATGAAAGAAGGTGATGTCCATGCAGACAAAAACATATTTGAAGCAGGCATATAGATTGAATGAATTGATTCAGAGTGACCAACAGGAACTTGAAGACCTAAGATTGCTTGCAGGTAGTGTTCCAGGAATAGACTATTCAAAGGACAAGGTGCAAAGTAGTCCATCAGGTGATGCAGGATTCACAAATATTGTGATGAAGATTATAGAACTTGAAGCTGCAATCAATAATGATATTGAAAGGTTGCTTGCACTGAAACTTGAAATCAGGGAAACAATCAATGCAGTTCAGGACAATGAAGAAAGATTGCTGTTGAAATACAGATATTTGAATTTTATGTCCTGGGAAGATGTGTGTTCTTATATGCAGGTATCAATGCGAACTGCACACAGAATACATAAGTCAGCACTTGAAAATGTCAAAGTTCCTGATAAATTTGAAAGTTGACACACTTTGTCATCAAATGCTATTTTATGCCAAAATAAAATGTAATATAATGTATAATGTGAAAACACACAGGAAAGTTCAGTCATTCCTGTGTGTTTCTTATTTTGCAGAAAGGCAGGTGAAATCATGACTGACAATCAAAGAAAGTTTTGTGATGAATATATCATTGATTGCAATGCAACCAGGGCATATCTTGCAGCATATCCCCATGTGAAAAATGAACATTCAGCAAGGACACTTGCTTCAAGATTGTTGACAAAGGTTGACATCAAAACATATATAGATGAACAGCTTGAAAAAATCAGCAATGACAAGATTGCAGATGCAAAGGAAGTCATGGAATACCTGACTTCTGTTCTTCGTGGTGAATCCTTATCTGAAATAGTTGTTGTTGAAGGTGATGGTGATGGATGTTCTTCTGCAAGAAGAATGGACAAAGCACCTGATGAAAGGGAAAGATTGAAAGCAGCAGAACTTCTTGGAAAAAGATATGGTCTTTTCAAGGACAATGTTGCACTTGAAGTTGAACCTGTTGTCATTGTGAATGACCTGAAAGAATAGGTGATTCCTATGAAAATATCACTTCAAGAAGCAGTTGGAAAGAATTATGCTGATTTTTGGAACACCAAATGCAGATATAGAGTTTGTAAAGGAAGCAGAGGTTCAAAGAAATCAAAGACCACTGCACTGAATATGATTTATAGAATCATGGAATTTCCCCTTGCAAATGGTTTGTGTGTCAGAAGATATTCAAACACATTAAGGGATTCAGTATTCAGTGATTTGAAATGGGCAATTCACAAACTTGGTTTGGATGCTTATTTTGAATGTACTGTTTCCCCTATGCAGATTGTTAGAAAGTCCACAGGACAGAAGATTCTGTTCAGGGGTCTTGATGATGGTCTGAAAATCACTTCTATTTCTGTTGATTATGGTGTTCTTTGTTTTGTATGGATTGAAGAAGCCTATGAAATCAGCAATGAAGATGACTTCAACAAACTGGATATGTCCATTCGTGGTGAAGTTCCTGATGGATATTTCAAACAGATAACAATGACCTTCAATCCATGGTCAGCAACATCCTGGTTGAAACCAAGGTTCTTTGACACACCTGATGAAGATGTCTTCACTAAGACAACAACCTGGAAGTGCAATGAATGGTTGGATGAAGCTGATAGGAATATCTTCTTGAAGATGCAGCAGAACAATCCAAGAAGATACAGAATTGAAGGTGATGGTGAATGGGGTATTGCAGAAGGTCTGATATATGAAAAGGTCAGATTTGAAGATTTTGATGTTGACAAAATCAGAGCAATCCCAGGAATCAAATCTGCATTTGGTCTTGACTTTGGTTTCACAGACCCAAATGCTTTCACATGCTTCCTGATTGATAATGCTGCAATGAAGATTTATGTGTTTGATGAATGGTACAAAACAGGTGTGACCAACAAAATCATTGCACAGACAATCAAAGACAAGGGTTATGGTGGACAAAGAATCATTTGTGATTCTGCTGAACCCAAGTCCATTGCAGAACTTCAAGAAGAAGGAATCAAAGCAGAAGCATCACGAAAAGGAAAGGACAGTGTGAATCATGGTATTCAGTTAATTCAGAACTATGAAATCATTGTTCATGAAAGAAACTGTCCTGAATTCAAGAAAGAAATTCAAAACTATTGTTGGGAAAAAGACAAAGATGGAAAACCAACTGACAAACCTGACCATGAATTTTCACATGGTATGGATTCCATGCGTTATGCAGTCACAAAGACATTAGTTGGTGAAACATTTAGTTTTGATTAGAACATAAAAGGAAGGTGAAAAACAATGACAGTGAATGTCTTAGGTACTAAGTACACAATAAAAGAATCCAACAAACTTGCAGATTCAAACCTGGAAAACAATGATGGTTATTGTGACCATAGCACAAAGACAATTGTCATTGACACCTTCAAAACATTCCCTGGTTCACTGGAAGACATGGAAGCCTACAAAAGACAGGTCATCAGACATGAACTGATACATGCTTTCCTTTATGAATCAGGTTTGGATGCGTGTTCCTGGGCAAAGGATGAAGATATTGTTGACTGGATTGCAATTCAGTTTCCTAAGATGCTTCAATCCTTTGGTCAGTGTAATGCTATATAACATTATTGAAAAGAAAGGTGGTGAAGAACTGTGTTCAATTTTCTGTTAAGTGAAGCTGCAAGACTTGCAAATGCAATCACTATTGGAAAAAACAGAATCACTGATGAACAATATGTCATCAATGAAATCAACCATTTCAAGGTTTCCCAAAGAAGAAAAGCAATGCTTGATGGTGAAAAATACTATGCAGGACAGCATGACATTCTTTCCAGGGTCAGAACTGTGATTGGTGAAAATGGTGACTTGGAAGAAGTCAAGAACCTTCCAAACAACAGAATAGTGGATAATCAATATAAGAAGATGGTTGACCAAAAGAACAACTATCTGCTTGGACAACCCATTTCTGTTCAGTGTGAAAATGAACAGTATGCTAAACTTTTGAAGCAGTTGTTCAATAAAAAGTTCCAAAGATTGATGAAAGCAGTTGGTGAAGATTCACTGAACTGTGGAATTGGGTGGTTGTTCGTTTATTATAATGAACATGGTGAAATCACCTTCAAAAGAATAAAGCCTTTTGAAATCATTCCTGGATGGAAGGATTCTGAACATACTATTCTTGATTATGCAATCAGAATCTATGAAGTTATTGTATATGAAGGACAGCAGGAAAAGGTTGTTCAGAAGGTGGAAGTCTATGATGACAAAGGAATCACATTCTTTGAATTGACTGATGGTGGTTCATTGAAGCCTGTTGAACCTTTTGTTCAGAACTACTTCACCATTACTGATGAAGATGGAACTGAAACAGGGTACAACTGGACAAAGATTCCTTTGATTCCTTTCAAATATAACACCAAGGAAATCCCATTGATTAAGATGGTGAAGACCTTGCAGGATGGTTTGAACCTGATTGAATCCAATTTCCAAAACAGCATGGAAGAAGACACAAGAAACACTATCTTGGTTCTGATGAACTATGATGGTCAGAATCTTGGTGAATTCAGAAGAAACCTTGCACAATATGGTGCTGTTAAGGTTAGAACTGTTGATGGTGCAGGCGGTGATTTGAAGTCCTTGCAGGTAGAAGTCAACAGTGACAACTACAAAGCAATTTTGGAAATCTTCAAAAAGGCAATCATTGAAAATGCAATGGGTTATGATGCAAAGGATGACAGACTTGCAGGAAACCCAAATCAGATGAACATTCAATCCATGTATTCAGACATTGACCTGGATGCAAACAACATGGAAACTGAATATCAAGCTGCATTTGAAGAACTGCTTTGGTTCATCAATTGTCATCTTGCTAATATGGGTATGGGTGACTTTGATGGTGAAGAAGTGGACATCATCTTCAACAGGGATATTCTTATTTCTGAAAGTGAAGTCATTGACAACTGTCAGAAGTCTGTTGGTGTTCTGTCTGATGAAACAATTGTTGCAAATCACCCATGGGTGGATGACCCACAAGCTGAACTGGAAAGATTGCAGAAGCAGAAGGAAGAAGCTATGGAACAATATGGTCTTGGTTTCAACCCTGCAACTGGTGGTCAGAATCCTGGTGATGGTAGTGGTGATGACCCAGGCGGTGAAGGTGGTGATGAATAATGCCACAGAAAAGAACTGCTGCATATTGGAAAAAACGATTTGAAGCACTTGAAGCTGCATCTAATAAATATGGTCAACAGACATACAGTCAGATTGAACCTGCTTTTGATGCTGCACAAAGACAAATCCAGGGTCAGATTGAAGCCTGGTATGGTAGATTTGCGACAAATAACCAAATCACCATGCAGGAAGCAAGAAAACTTCTTTCTGCTGCTGAATTGAAGGAATTCAAGTGGGATGTCCAGGAATATATCAAGTATGGTAGAGAAAATGACCTGAATCACATGTGGATGAAGGAACTGGAAAATGCATCTGCAAAATTCCACATCAGCAGACTGGAAGCATTGAAAATCAGGACACAGCAAGCAGCAGAAGTTGCATTTGGGAATGAACTGGATGCAATTGATGCTATGGCAAGAAAAGTTTTCACAGAAGACTATTATCACAGCTTGTTTGAACTTCAAAAGGGGTTTGGAATAGGTTGGGAAGTTGGTCAGATTGATAAAAGAAAACTTGAAAAGTTAATTTCAAAACCTTGGACAGCAGATGGGAAAAACTTTTCTGCAAGGATTTGGGAACAAAGAACACAGTTGGTCAGTGAACTTCACAACCAATTGACAAGAACCTGCATCCTGGGAAAAGCACCTGATGATGCAATCAAGGCAATTTCCAAGAAATTCAATGTTTCTAAGAATCAAGCAGGAAGACTTGTGATGACTGAACAGGCTTATTTCCATTCAGTTGCACAACAAGAAGCATTTGAAGACCTGGATGTTGAAGAATTTGAAATTGTGGCAACCCTGGATTCCCTGACTTCTGAAATCTGTCAGGAAATGGATGGAAAGCACTTCCCTATGAAGGACTATCAACCAGGTGTGACTGCACCACCTTTTCATCCTTGGTGCAGAAGTGTGACTGTTCCTTACTTTGAAGACAACTTCACTGGTGAAAGGGCAGCAAGGGATGAAGAAACAGGAAAGACCTATTATGTTCCTGATTCCATGACTTATCCTGAATGGAAGAAGTCAATGGTTGATGGTCAGACTGATGGATTGAAACCTGTTGATGAAAGTGCTACAATGATAAAAAGAGATTATCAAACAGAATTAGCACAGAAATTTGGTTCTGAACACTATGATGCAATGCATGATTTGATTGATTCCTGTGAAAATCCTTCTTTGCAGAAAGTTTGGGAACAATATGAATCAGACATCAAGGTTGGGGATGCAAAATATAAGGGTCATGAATATTGTAGTGGTTCAAGGATTTATGTGAATGGTGCAAGGGATGCAAAGGGTAACACCTGGCAAGCACCATATCAGGTATCTTTCCATGAATCAGGTCATGCAATTGATTCCCTTGCAGCTTCACAAGCAAGTGGTGTTGGACATCATTATTCATCCAGGTATAAAGACGGTCTATTTCCACAGACTATCAAAGATGAAGTTCAAGAATGGGTCAATAAGAAAGCAGAAGTCATCAAGCAGGCTTTCAAAGACCACAAAGGTGACTGGGAATGGTTGTATAATGCAGGTTACATTTCTAAGTCCAATTATGATTTCTATACAAGATATGGTAGATGGTTAAGTGGTGAACCAAAGTATTCCAAATCAATTGCTTACAGTGCAGTTGAAAAGGAAGTCAAAGCATTGTCACCACTTCAAAAAGCAGACCTTTCAGACATCCTGGAAGGTGCAACTGGTGCAAAAATCAGTTGTGGCTTTGGTCATGGTGCTTCTTATTGGAAGCAAAGAACCTATCTTGGTGTTTCTGATGGTCTTGCAACAGAAGCATTTGCAGAAATGATTGATTCTGCAATGTCCTGTCCTGAATCATTGGAAACAATCAAAAAGTATCTTCCAAAGTCTTATGCAATCTTTGAAGAAATGATTGCTGCTTTGGTGAAATAGAAAGGATGGTGTTTGATATGGAAGAAAAGCTGAATCAGTATGCAGAACACTTTGGTGAAAACTTCCCCATTTTCATTGTTAGACATTTAGATGAAGATGAAGTGGTCAAAATTATTGATGAATGTATTTCAAACAACAAACCTTATGAAGTAGATGCACAGGATGATGTGTTCTACTAAGAAAGCACTTTGACAGTGGTCAGGGTGCTTTTTTCATGCAATTTCAGGGGTACAAATATATCAAGACCCTTGGAAAAATGCCTATATGGGCATTATATGAAGTCGAAAAATTCCAGTTTCCTTGAAAAATCTATGAAATGAACCCAAAGGGGTGATTGGTAGTAGTTTCCTTTCAAGGAAGGTGGAATTTTTTATATTGACCTGGTGGATGTCGAAAAAAGACACAATCAAACAAATCTGATGGTGAAAGTAACACCGAAAACAAACTGAAAGGATGGTTTTGAATTATGAAAAGAAAGTTTTTAGAAGACATGGGTTTGGAAAAGGAACAGGTTGACAAGATTCTTGATGAAAACAGTCAGGATATTGGAAAGGCAAAGGGTGACCTTGAAAAAGTTCAGGCTGACCTTACTGCTGCACAGCAGGAAGTCACTACTTTGAAGGGTCAGGTTGCTGACAGGGATAGTCAGCTTGAAACTTTGAAGAATTCCACTGGTGATGTTGAAGCAATGAAAACACAGATTGCAACTTTGCAGGCTGATAATAAAGCAAAAGATGATGCACATGCTGCTGAAATCAAGCAGTTGAAGATTGATAATGCTGTTAATTCCGCACTGACTGGTGCAAAGGCAAAGAATGTGACTGCTGTCAAGGCACTTCTGAAAGACCTGGACAAAGCAGAACTTGCTGATGATGGTACTATCAAGGGTCTTGCTGAACAGATTGAAGCATTGCAGAAGTCTGATGCTTACTTGTTTGATGCAGCACCTTCTAAAAAGACAAAGGTTAAGGGTGCAGAACCTGGT